TCCGCCGGACATGAGGCTGAGCCTTGTGAGCCTGATCCGGTTGCCTGCTCCCGGAGCGGCTATTATTGTCTGAGCAGAGGCAGACGAAAAGTCTATGGGTGCGTAGAGCAGGACTTTGGGTGTTACTTCGGCAACACCGATGGTGGCCACGACAGGGATCTTTCCACCGCTCAGGGCAGGCAATTTGCCATCGATGCTGGTGGACGCGGTGTTGATATCTGCCAGGTCACCCCCGGCTGTGTCGGGCAGTTCACCTAATGAGACACTGAGTGCCCCGGCGGAGATCAGCGCAGCTAAGGCCTCCGTCGCAGTCTTGATGTCGCCCGTGGTCGCTTCGGTCCCGATCAATCCAAGAGCTGTTATGATCAGATCCTGTTTGGCTTCGGTCGATGGAGCGGCGATGATCTTCGCCAGGACGGCGGCCAGGGTGGTTTGCGTTGCCGGATCTGCCGATAGCTTGGCAAGAATGTCATCTAAAACTTGCTCGGTGGCCGCGCCTGTGGGTAGGGCGGACGAGTCTATATTAACAATCAGCTCGCCATCATCGTTTACAGCAACGCCTTTTGGCTCACCGTCAGACGATTTGAATCCATATATTTTTGCCATTTATATCACCTAGATCTTAATAAGGGGTACTGCAGTACACCTCTTCCCTAGAATGTCAAAATCTTGATGCTCTCTTTTCCCATGTAGCCGACTTTTGGCTTCACGGATGAAACCTGATATTCAATCCCGTCCGTTGGGTCAAAGGGGTTATCGACGTTGAATTTGATCGTATCACCGATAGCAAAAGTGCCCCGCGCCTGCAAGGTCGTGGCCTGAATCGAGGTCCACCCACCCGAGGGACTTGGGACGCTCTTGTTCTTGATTTCTATCTTGCAATATAGATCCGTCTCCGCCTCGGTGTAGACCGGGGCCCCGCCGGAACTTATGACAGTGATAACCAGATTGCAATCCAGGTTAGCGGTCGTGATAGTGGGGAGCTCGGTCAGGGCTGCGATGGTCGTCTTCTTTCCAGCAGCCGTAAAGGTCAGAGTCTCAGACCCGTTTATTGTGACAGTGCCGGCACAATCTGTGTGCCCGGTGACGCTGGAGGCCACTATGGAGAGCCTAGCGCCTCCTGTTGGCCAGGTGCCGGTTAGGGTCAGGGTAGCCGCCGAAGTGCCGCTAAACAGCGTTGCCGCCGTCTTGGTGACACGCTTTGCCAGATGCCGAAACCTGCCTTTCTCGACGCCTGGTGAGCTAGGCGATGGAGAGCCATATTCGGTGTACGTCGGGCCGTCGATCAGCTCTAAGGTGGTGGGATCGGTGTCAGCCGTGTCCCTGATGACATAAACATACGGAGGCATCAGATATCGACGCCCCGAACCTGATTAGGCAGATCGTCGGTATTCAGGGACCAATTGGCCTGCTTTTCGCCTGTGACATCATAATCATGTGGCTGCGTGCCGGAATCAGTGACAACGCCCACCGAAGGCGTGACCGAAGTAAACCCAGCATGCCGCCTGGCCTCCTTCAAGAGCTGGTTGCCCCTGCGCTCGAATCTGTCTGCCAGTTCGCCGTACTCGCCCAATCGGGTGGTGCACTTGAAACAACAGTTTGCGGCGGCCAGGTAGAGATTGGAGTTGGCGGTAATCTCGGCCTGGATTTCTTCATCAGTGAGGATGAAAACCGCCGAATCGATATCTCCTATCTTGTCCCTGATCCAATCCGTATTCGAATTCGTGGGACTCGTATAAGATGAAGTCATTTTGCACCACCCAGTTTATTATTACTAAAAAATAATTTAGAAGACCTTAAGCGGTCTTCTGGAATATCAGCAAGAACACCATCTTGCCCGCGCTCCGGTTGGCGTTTGCCGCGCTGTATGCATAGATATCAGCACCAGACGCAACCGTGTTGTCTGCTCCAGCTACCCGATGACCGGCGAACACCGATCCAAGCCAGTTGCCAGCGACTGCAGCGTCCTTATCGACGATGATGTCAGAGCACATCTTATTAGCGCCAAGCAACGTGTTATTGCTTACGCTGATAGTGTTATCCGCATCGCCGTTGAACGCTTCAGTCACGATTCCAATCGCTATCAGGAGCTTGCCCTTTGCGCCTGCTGAGTCGGTGATCTTCTCATCGACTGCTGTGGCTACACCGAAATCAACTTCTGTCGGGCCTTCGAAGAAGAGGCTCGACTTCTCATCGGCTACCAGATGGGCGATCTTGATTGCTGCTGTCAGGACGCCGGCGGTGTTGCTCAGGCCGGTGATGGCCGGTGTGCCGGCCAGGGTGTTGGCCACATTGGTCAGGGTGGCTTTCTTGTTTATGTTGCCGGCTTCTGAATCGTTGATCAGGATGGTATCAGCGCCCACGGGGGCCGTCTTTGCCACCATGTCATGAACCAGGCTGTTAGCCACGTCCACCGCGCCCACCGAGTCATCTATGATGGCAGCAGAGTCCACGGACGCACTCGCCCGGAACCAGTTGGGCGGTTTAGGAATTCCAGTCAAAAGTTATCACCTCAAAAAGGTAGATAATGGCCTAGCTGATGGCCACTTCTACGAATGCGTTGTTGTCATGGAAGACCATACCGACGTCCTGATAGAGGTGGACCTCGATGTTCTTGATGGCCTTGCGGGGGTAGCTGTCATCGACAGTGATACCCCTGGCCTGCACCAGCTCAGCAGCTTCCCGGCTCTTAGTGACAATGTAGACGTAGTTCGCCGTCACCGAATCGTTGATGATCGCCCAATCAGACATGGGCTCATTCTTGGTCCTGCCAAACAGAGGGGCAACGGACTCATAGATCAGGCTTGAGCTGTCAGAATAGGGATCTTTCTGGAAGAGAGCGTCCATAGCGGCGGCATTGCCGATCAGGTAGAGGTTTCGCAGGTTGGTGCGGTATTTGGAATCGAGCTTGCCCCTAGCAACCCTCAGATCCTCGTAGATGTCCCTGTTGGTATCGGAGGTCAGCCAGGCACCGATGTTATTGGTATCGCTGCCAGAAGCACCGGAGGCGACAACCTTGCCGTTGGTGTTCAGGCCTGCGCAAGTAGCGACACCGGGGATGTTATTGACGGCCCTGCCAGCGAACCAGACCTTATCCTCACCCCGGAAGATCTTGGCCACGCAGCCTTCGATGTATCTCCTCTGGAGCATGGGGTCTTTGGCCAGGTCGTCCTCGTTCATGACGAAGCTATCAGCCCACCGCCAGAGAGGAGTGTTGCTGGTTGTGCTTCCCAGGGAGACCTCAACGCCTGGGGTCTTCTTGGCCTTCGGCACCACGTCGTCACCGGCGAAGTCAATCTTGTTGGCCTCGTAGGCTTCGGTTGTGGCCGGCACCTGAGTCAGAACGGTACATTTCCTGGCCATCTGGTTATCCAGATTTACATCATACCAATCGTTGATGTAATCGTAGAAGGTCGCGGTAAATGTGCCAGGTACAATACCAGACCCGTAAAGCATATCAGTAGCCATTTATTTCACCAGCTTTACCAGGCAGGGGTAGCACCTGGTCACCAAGTCGGAATCGTTAGACACGAGCGCGACGGTTGAGGGGATCTCAAGCGTTATGACAGTAGATGTCAGAGACGCAACGCGGTTTGTCTGGCAAGCGCCATTCAGGTCTTCCAGACAGATGTAATCACCGACAGCTATTCCCATGGTGGCGATCTCGCCAGCGGCCATTGTGACGGTTGTGTCGCCCACAGCGACATCAGACGCTGGGATCTTGTAGCTCTTGGAGCCCATTGTGACGCTCTGAAGAGCCTTAGCGACCGTGGCAACGGTGAAGGTTGTGCCGGTGGTGGAACCTGCCTCTTCAAGCAGCCCGTGATTGCCGGGCGTGCCATCACCAAGGACAGCGACCTCCAAGAAGTCCCCAATATCCACATTGACATCTGAGCCATTGGGCATGGCAAGCGCATAGCCCACACCGTCCACGATGGGAACCTGCTCATACTGTTCAAAGAACCCGTCGTACTTGCCTTTAGTCAGGCCTTCTGGGCGGTTATCGGCTATTCCGATGATGGCGTTTTCTGCCTGTGCAGCGGCCACGGTTTCCGATCCAGCGGTGGCCGAGCTGAGAGCTACCACGCCGCCAACGGGAATACGGGAAGCGGCGGGATAAGATACATACCACTGGCTGCCAGAGACAGCGGTCTTTCTATTTACTACCATTGTTAATCATCTCCTCTTGAACAGGGTTGCATCGGCCTTGGCTCTTGCAGCTTCGACCACATCAGCAGAATTGAGAGTCTTCTTACCGGCCAGGGTCTTGGCTTCGGCTTCGGTCAGCAGCTTGGCGGAGTTGGTGATCTTCCAAGCCTCGTAAGTCGCGGGGTTCATATCCCGGACCTCGTCCCAGAGGGTATCAATTTCAGTTGCAGCGGCAGCATTGAGCTGCTTCTTGAAGGCCTCCTTGTGAGCAGACTCAGAAGCTGCGGCCTCTGCCGTTGCCTTGCTGGTGAAAGCCTCGTTGAGCTGCTTGTGTTCGGTTGCCAGGCCATCGAGCTTGGCACTCAATTCAGAGACGATGCCCTCCAGGGAGGTCACCTTCTCATTAGCAGCATTAAGCTGCTTTTCATAATCGGCCCGGAGGGCCTCAATTTCTTCCATTTTGTCAGCCTCGTTTGTTTGTTTTGGGCACCGTTTCACAAATCTCCCGTCAACCAGAACATGGCTCGACGGCGCCTTCATCAGTTCTTCGAACGGATCGGGCTCCGGGGAGGCGTTCTGGAAGGGGCCACATCCCATCTCACGCGAACAGGCTCCTTTTGTCCCTGAGAAGAAGTTCGCATATTCTACGACATTATAAGGGCCAAGCTCTACAGCATCGTATTTGTTGCCTTCAAACTCGCCCGTCTCGCGTTTGGTAATCGTGAAATATCCCGGACTCGCGTCGGGGAACTGCTTGTTTTGGATCTTGCCGATCTCATCCGGCAACAGATACTTTTTGTAGTATCTGGAAATTCCAAAGATGTCCCGCTTGTCGTCCCTCGGAGTGGCTGATATAGCGTGACCTAGCCACCTGTCATCGGGCCGCAATGTATCCGTTTCCAGATGCTTGTCAGTGATCGGAACTCCTAAGAATCGCGGCGCATTGGCCTTCAGGACATCGTACCGCTTGAGCGTCGGGATGCCGTTGGTTCCAACAAAGACGCCCTCTTTGGCGAAGACCGTTGGCACATCGAAGTACTCATCAGTCTCCAGGATTTCGCCCTCCACATGGGCTGCGTTAGTGACCTTTAGCGGGCCTTCTCCGGCCAGAAGGTGTTCTTCTATGTCCTCTAGCTCGATATCCTCTTCCTGGGCCTTACGGGCCTTCGCCTGGCCTCCTGCTGATCCTCTGGCCCGCTTGTGGATCTCGGCCTTAACCTGATCATAGATGAGAGGATGGCCGGTAACGAACTTGTGGAAGGCCTTGAGGTATTCAGGGGAGACCTCAGAGTTCTCTTGTTTTTCTGTAATAGTGATCACCTACTTCTTCCCTTTCTTTTTGCACTTCGTTTCCAGTGTGGCCGCGCCCTGGCTGATCTTCTTCAGCCGCCTGGCCATTGGGGATACATCCAGCACGAAGCCCCGCGTCCGGATACCGTGTGTCCGGAGGGCCCGCAAAACAAGGAACTCCTCTCTCATAACATGCCTCCGCCCAATTGGTTATACTCGTTTGACATTTGGGCCAAAGCAGCGTCATCCAGCTCTGGTAACGAATGAATGGCCCGGTATTCATTGACCGTGATCAGCCGGTTCATGGCCCCATCCAGGGCCTCCCTGTGGACCTGAGCTTTGTCCTCGGGGACTATCGGCCACCATTGGAATTCGCAGGTCCACCCGATGAAGCCGTTGTCCTCCAAGAGCTTGGAATAGAACTCCTCAAATGGCCGGGCACAGATCTCCCTCCAGCCGTTTACAATGAGCTGGAAGAGTTCAAGGGCAGGTGTGCTGGATTTGCTTATGGCACTTCCCAAAGTATCCAGGATGTTTACCGGGATGAGATGACTGGTGATCTCCCTAATAAGATACTGATCAATCTCTATGGGTGGCCTGGCGGAGAGCGTCGGATAATCTAGCTTTGTGCCCGGAGGCATCAGGAAAGCGGTGTCGGTGGACTGGGCCTTAATCACTTTATCAAGATAATCCCATACCTCGGACGGGATGCCCATTGTCTTGGTGCCCAGGTAGCCTTCGTCTCCTTGGCCATCGCCCATCATGGCGGTGACGTACTGGAAGTCGATTACCCCAACCGCGTTAGGGGCTGCCACCCGTTGCAGGTACTTCATGACCGCCTGGCTTCTGGCAAAGCCCCATTGTCGGATGGTGGGGATGATAGAGGCTATGTAAGACAGCTCACCAGGCGTCCGGTCCTGAATATGGAATATTTGGTCAGCCTCGATCTCTACCGGCTTGCCAGACCGGCTCTGAGACTGCCAATAGTGGATGCTATCGTCGTCCGCGTCGGTGACTATGCCTTTCAAGAGAGGATCGGAGAAATAGCGGTCGCTGCCCCTGGTGTTGTCCGGAGCAGCTTCAAAGGAGACTGCCGGCAGATGCTTGAATACGTCCGGGATGGTCCACTGCTCTTCTGTTTTGAGACTGTAATTGTAAATCGAGTGCCTGAAGCCCAGCGTATCAAAGAAGGTTTGCCTGATGTTTGACCTGCTCTGAACCACCTTATCGGCCATGCGCAGGCCCCGGCGGGCTTCGGCTATCTTGGCTTCGTTCGCCTTCTCCTCTTCAGGAGGCCTAGGGACGATATCATAGCCGTTGAAGGCAATCTTGCTTATGGGCAAGAGGAGGCCCTGCACCGGAGGGACCGAAAGGGCTGACACGATGGCCGAAGCAGTAATGTTACGATCAACTGCAGCGAAGCCCGAAGACGACAGGTTAACCTGGGATTTGCCGGTAGTGCCGGAGGCATTCCTTATTTTCCTATGAATTGTCGTCATGGTAAGGGGATTCCTGAGCTGGATATCTGAGACGGTGCTGAGAAGCTATACGATGTTTTCTTAGGCAGATTCGCGAAAGCAAGCATAAGAGCATCAGCGCGATCCGGCGATTTCAGGCCCCGGCGCTTCATCTCTTCCTTGGATTCGATCTGAATTTGCCCTTTGGATGTGATTTTATACTTCAATTTAGATAATTGTGAAGCCAGTTCTTCATCTTCGCCTATATCAATTTCTTTGTTTTCGAAGCATTTTCGAAGGTTCCAGTACCATTCGGCGCGTGTGTTGAGGAACTGCTCGGAGTCAATGGCCTTGAACCCGGATCGCATTTCTTTAGCTGGAAACTTCTGCTCATGGAGCCTGTCATAGACCCCAGCGCCCAGTCCATCGGCGTCTATTCTGGCTTCGGTTGCGTTGGTATCCCTCAGAGCCCGTATTATCCGGCCAGTTGTGGCCATTGTGTCCTCTTGGTGGGTTGCCTTATAGAGTCTGGCAACTTTGCCCCGGCGATGCACCAGAACGGTTTCGTCCTGGCCGAACCTGGCCACATCACAGGCTAGAATATTAGGCGTGGATGGCTCCAATTTGTGGGTCTGTGCATAGACTATCCAGGAGAGCGGAATGAGAGCATCGGTCGAGTGCTCCGGGAATTGGCCCAGGACTCTGGATATCCAGAGCGGGGAATCTTCGCCCCATTTGAGCCACTTGTCATAGACCCATTCAGGTGTTATGAGGTAGGGCGCTGGAAGGTCCGAGGTTATCTTTTCCTTCCATGTGTTATTTCGGATGTCTTCTATTGTGATTCCGAAAGTGGTAAAATTTGGAGTATCGAAAGCCGAAATATAGATCTTGACCACGCCGGGCCGGGAAAACATCTCATAGAACTCCCCGGCGGCCTCGGTTGGGTTTCCGATTGCTAATAAGTGAGAGTTCTGTGAAGTCAGGATGCCGTCGATACCTATCCAGATGTCGGGCTCGATTCCCGCCGCCTCATCAGCAACTACCAGGATGTGGCCTTTGGCAGAATGTGCCCCCTGAAAGCGGTTAGCATCGTTGGTAGACCTGCCAGTAGCAAACCAGTTGGGGCCGAGATCCAGCCTTGTGTCTAGGAGCTTGCCGCCAAGTTCGACCTTAGAAGAGGCATACGCGAGCCGGATCTCCTGCCAGAGGATGTCCCGGACCTGATCGAATGTCGGTGCGGTGGTGACGACTCTTGAAAGCTTTCTGGTGTAAGAGAACCACAGGACCGCCCTGGCAGATAGCCACGATTTGCCCGCTGCGTGGCAGGAAGCAACAGCAACCTCTTTGTTGTCCCGGATCGCTCTTAAGATCTCTTCTTGTTTGGGCCACGGTTCGCAGCCCAGATAGTCCCTGACGAAATGAACCGGATCATCGCGAATCTTTTGGACTGCCCTAGCCTTCTTCTGAGTCAGAGACAGCATTGATTAGCTCCAAAAGGGTATCGGCCTTATGCGATTCGGGATCTTCGCCTAGCAGCTCATGTTTGGTTTTCATGGCCTTGCAGATTGCATCAGAGACGCCGTTGAGCATGGTGACGGCGGGCATGGGAACGCCAAACTTGTTATCCAGATCTTTAATTTGGGATCGCAGGCCAGAATGAATGATATGGTTATCTTGAATCAGTTCATCGAGGATTTGCAGGTCAGTGAGCCATTCTGCAGCGTCCTGTTTGATCTGCGCTTGGCTTTCGTGGTACTTCGCGCGGGCTTCGGCTTGCACATTATAATGATTTACGAAATGATTGCTTATGGCCCGGTATGAGATCTGCTCTCCGAGTCCTTTGAGCCTGACCTCGATTGCTTCCGGGCTCATGCCGTCTTTGACGTGCCATGCTTCGATCTCAAGCCGCCTGGCAGAATTGCATGTTTTACATTTGGCAGAATATCCAGATGGCATGTAAATCACTATACCGGAAGGTTGAAGGATGGAATGGAAGGGATGGAAGGAAAGCCACTTAGGAGACTCGAACTCCTGGACAATCGGTTACAGGCCGATGGCAATAGCCGCTATGCGAAAGTGGCAGATCGGTGGCCAGGGAAAGGAGGGATCGAGGAACCCGGTGTGAGGCCATCCTTATAGCTTGTAGAACGTCGCTCCTTCTTGAGTGGCCAGCTCTTTGCCGGTGCAGGTGTTGTCACGAGCCACTATGGTGCTCTGCACTGGTGCTAGGTCCGTGGTACAGAAGCATCCCCCCGGGGCCGTGATCTTGCAGTCTCGGGCCTCTACGTAGGACCGGCCTATTGCATGGATGCCAAACCAGCCTTCCAGTAAGCAGTCTTCGAATAAGACTTTGGAGCCTTCGATGATGTACGTAGCCCCACCGGTCGAGTCCTTTCGGGTCTGGCTGCTCTTCAGGATAGAGTTCTCCACCAGGCCAGTCCCATCCCGGATCATTAGGCCATAAGATCCTGTGGTCTGGCTGCAGTCCATTTCAATGTCGCTAAGGGTGAAATCGTTGACCTGCCAGACGGTCACCTGGCTATCGGTCTTGAACCTCGATGCCGATACCTGGTCTAAGCTTCTGGTCTGCCAGTCGTCGTTTCCATAGAGAACTACGCCTTCACGGCACTGCCAGGCTTCGCTGTCTGTGACGGTGCAGTTGTGGCAGGTATCGAGGATGATTCCCTCTGCACCACAGTTCTGGGCGAAAATATGATGGAATACCGCATCGCTCTCCGGCCCGGCCCCATTGTTTCCTGAATAGACGCCAGAGCCATGGGAGTTTATCAGCTTGAGATCATGATAATTGCCATTGGTTCGCAGAGAGCCTGATAGGATCAGTGCCTCGCCGTCGTGGGGTTCACCGTCTATCTGTTCTGCTCGGTTACCGTCCAGAGTTAGGCCGGTCACCTCGAACTCATCATATCCCAGGTCATAAGCCTTGGTCGCCCGGATGAGCACCATAGCAACGTGCCGTGAAGGGCTGCGTTGACCGGGAGCTAGCTGGATGATGGTCTCGTCCACCCCATCGCCGCTTATGTGCATGTCCTTATCCAGGACAGGGATGGCGGAATAGAAGATGTTGGTGCCGTCCGGATTGAGGGCGAATGAATAAGGAGCTGATACGAGGTAATGGCCTTCACCTATGTGCAGGCTGCCGCCATCTGGGACCGCATCTACCGCCGCCTTGAACAGGCCCGCTGCATCCGATGAAACGGGCAATGCGGCTATTTGCCTGCCATCGACGGTTTCGGCGATGATGGACTGGTCTTGCTGGTGGATATAGACGTCATAGGTATATGCGGGCTCTGTTTCGGTTTCTGGATCGGCCTTTGGCTCTGGTTCTGGATCCAGTTCGATCTCAGGCGCCAGTTCCAGCTCGATATCCATCGGCGGCATATCGGCTGCCAGCTCAAATTCTGTGAAATTCAGTTCAGGGAAATCGAAATCGTGGGAGATGTTGACCGAATGAAGCTCTGGCATCACGATCTCGGGCATCTGCAGGTCCTGGAATTTGAAGGGAGTGGGAGTGGGATAGGCCCCCACAGAGCTGCCGATGAGCAAGGCTAAGAGGAGTAATCCAAGTATATGCTTCATGATGACCTCAAAATGGATTAATTGCGGTGGCTGGGGAATGGAGGGAGAGGAACCCTGACCACCTGATTGGGTGATCATCTTGGTGCCAGAAAACCTCTTTTCGGAGAGGCTGCCCTGAGCGCCTTCTCGACCCGGATGGCTTCCTCGACGAAATCCAGATCGTGGTTGCTCCATTCCTGGATGCACCTCCAGTCTATATCGCAACGTCGCGGCATAGCAAAGTTCCTCTCAGAGCAGTAACAAGGAGCCCTCTTTGGCCGTTGAAGACCAGAGGGCTAGCGCAGTACCTTTTAGCCGATGCCAATTGACGGCTGCACGAATGGATGATTAGGAACAGCAAGGCCCGCCAGGAGTGATATCTATGAGCCAGAGACGAAAATTGAATGACAGGGCCTTGCCGATTACTCAGAGAGTAATTGAGATGTATTGGCGGGCGGCCATTTCGACCGCCCCCACCCAAATAGGTGAAGCAGGGCACATCAATGTGCCTGCCGCCCTTCCGCCGTGCACAGCGGGGTAACACCGTGTTACAAGGATATTTCGGGTGCTTTGTGCTTTCTGAACCGGGCACCCTCGTCTGGTTCGGTGTCATACAGATACGGAAAATTTGGATGAGAAAATGCCTTCCGATACGGCTTTTTGCGTTTGGAGATGAGAGACATGAGGGATCAGTGAAGATCTTCGAATTGATTGCTTGCCCAGTTTTTGTATTGCCAGATTTTCTTTCCGTGGTGCGGTTCGTCTGGCCTCGATTTTTTGTTAGCTCTCCCGTTACCGTCTAACCGCGATTCCAATTCTTTTTCGCGCGCAGTTAAACGCCGCACTTCTCTTGAAAGGGCCTCTATTTTCAAATCCTTTTCATCCACGGGAGACTTTTTGAAAAGTTCATCGAATCGATCTAATGTCAGTTTATAGGTTTTTATGAACTTCAAGTTTTCACCACGGGCTTTGACCCATTCCCCACAGACCCGATCCTCGGAGAACTGTTTGAGAAGATATTGCTCTAAGGAAAATGGATCGTCTGACTCGATCAATCCGGCTAATATCAGTTTGAGTGGAGAGCCAGTTTGTAATTGAGATAACCTGGAAGAGACGTCTTTTGCCATCCCAATCTTGAAATACGGGTTTTGCTGTCTACAAATCGAATTTTCATACGTTATGAAATATACATATCCACCAGTCATTTTTGCATCTCCGACATGCACCGAAATTGTTATTGGGCCAGGCATGTTCGGATTCATGCTTTTCAGGAGCTACCCTAGACCCATTAAATAATAATGCCAATCGTATTTATAAGTATCGAGTCGATGCTTGTCGATACTGTGGTCATATTACCGCTTTTAACGGTCGGTCTGGATTACACCAGCCGTCATGCCCGCGATATCTTTCGCAGGAAATGCTTCGTGTAGCGCCCGATTTCCTTTTTCATCTCGCCAAACGGTTTTCCATCATTCCAGATAGCACAATTGCAGAACGCATATCCCCTACTATCATACCTGATCACATCACCGCATTGGTGACAGGTCACCGGCCCAGCGTTCAGAAGGACCTCTTCGGACGCCGTGAAATGTGGATGATCGGAGTCGGTATCTCTCCAAAATAACAGACATGCGGGGACCTCGATCGCTTTCCATGCCATACCAACACGGCTGTTTCTGCCTTCTCGCCCAGGCCGGCCTCGGTACTTGGAAAGCGTGGTCACGCTTCATATTTTTATCACCCTTTCAATATGAATTATCCGCCGCCATATTAATCGTATCTAGATAAATAGATTTATACAGTTGGCTTTTTCCAGCCAACTGATGTGGGCCGCTTGCCCGTGCTCGGGCGGTTGATCGACACCCTTTCGACCAGCCCCAGAGTCTCCATAGCTGTGAGGACCGACCGAACGCTGCCCTCCGGCCTGTTGAGTTTCCTGCAAAGTTCCCTCATGCTTTGGGGCTCCTCTTTTAGCACTGATGAGAACTCAAGCATGATTTTATGACTCACCATAGATTAGCATGCCTCCAGACCTTCTTTTCTGTCAAATCGACCACTCCAGCCCAGCCTGGGGCCCCTTCCCCAAAAGCCGCCTCTGGATGTCGCCGTGGGCCGCCAGAGCCGTAAGAATCGGCCCCACCTGATGTCGTCGTTTTCCCAGCCCTCTTGCCACTACAAGCGTCTTGTGCCAGCCCGGATTCGCCCCAAGCCATCGCAATATGTCCTCCTGACTCATCCCAAAATCCTCCTCGCTCGTTCTGTCAATTCCCATATCCCTCTCCTTGCAGCCCCGTTCTTGCGGACGGTTCCCACCCGCCGGATGAGGCCCCTATCCTTCCAGTAGCGGACCAGACCACCCGCCACTCCGGGAAGATGGTCCTGGAAGACGAATGAGTCTTCCTTCGGCAAGACCTCCAAGTCTTCCCGGTGCCTGATCGGGCCGCGGCTCATCTCCGCCGCCTCCAGGCTTCTTGGATCGTGTCGCCCAATGCCCACAGAAAAAGCGTCATGATTGGAATAAAATATATTCCGACGGCGACAAATGCCCAATCAGCCGAGTCCGTGCCATACAAATATGCCGATAATATAAACGGCAAAAGTAACACCACAAACACCATCGCACCAAGACAAATTTGTCCTGCAGTATGTAGTATGCTCACCATAGCTGCCCCCGGAAATCGTTGTAGATCCTACCAGTGACCTCAATATCCTCCGCGCAATGTGCCCGTATGCTCTCCAGGTCGCCGCCTTCCCACATCTTGGCTATGTCGGAACCGTTCGATTGCTTTCCAGCCCCATAGAGAAACCAATGAAGCTCGCTAAGAGAACATGCGGATACGTCCGTCTGCCATTTTCCCCCCAGGATATCAAAAAGATCACAGATCCTTTGAGACCTCCGGTCAGGGAGATAGAGTTTGATACCGTATTTGGCAGCTCTCAGTTGGAGGAGTGGAATGTCAAAATTTTTGATGTTATAGCCCACAAGCGTCGCCGTCCGGTGCTCATTCAGGAGATCGGCAAACTCTTTCAGGATTGCCTCCTCTTCGCCCATGATCACTTTCTGGTAGCCGCCCAGGTTGTAGCCGATTGCTACCACCCTGCTGATTATGGCATGGATTCCGGCCTTCTTTTTCGACTTTGGGAAAGCCTGGTTGTATTCGGTCAGCCTGTCTGGAATTGTTTCGATGTCAAAAATTATTGGACTGTTCATTCGATCACCTCAAATTTTACGACAAAGACCGTTTTGTCGGGAACGGCGGACAGATGATTGATCCTGCGAAATGCGGTCAAGTATGCTGAGGCATCATCATATCCTTCCGCGCGGGCGTCGTCATCTGATATGTCTGAAGGAAATTCCCGGTAGACATCCAGTATCCTTAACTTCGCGAAATATTCTCTAGAGAGCATCTTGGTCTTTGCCAAATGGACCGCACCAACCTTTGCCCTTGGCTTCTTCCAGATCCTTCTGGTTTGGGTTTTTCGCCCGGATAGTATCATATCGACGTGTTCGGGCTTGAATAGAATCAATCCAACACCTCCAAATTCTTCCTGATCGTCTCGGCTCGCTTCGGGCCTATACCCTCACAGTCCTCCAGATCGCCGCAGAAGCCATCTCGGAGGATCAGGCACAGATTGTACCTCTCCAGGATATTTGCGGCCATTTTGGGGCCCACACCACGTCCTGCGAGGATGCTCAAGCCTACTGTCTGTCTCTCGCCATCGGCTGGTTTGGGGCAGAATCCCGAGAGGTCGCCGCCTTCCAATATTTTGCGGACCCGGAGGAGGAGCCTTGGGAACTGGTTATACCCCAGATGCCAGACCTGTATTCCAGCGCCCATGCAGTTGCTCTCGAACCCATCTACCATCGCGTGATACTGCTCAAATTTTTTGATATCGAAACATCGACTCTTAGACCCTTTGCGGCCTTCTCCGGCTGCGCGGGCTATCGCCTTCTCGATATCATGATCATCCCCCAGGACGGCTATAACAAATGGTTCGCTCATCTCCCTGGCTGCGAGGACCTGCTCGTAGAGGTGGCCGCTCAGGATCGAGCTGAGGTAATCGCTGTTCCCGGCTTCGGAGAAGTCTTTGATTTCGACATGTAGCGTTCCGTTTTTGATGCAAGGTCCGTGCGAGCAAGGCTCGCAATTGATGCCTTTATTGAGATTTTCACATTCTTCAACACATTCAAACCGGAGGTCGAAAGGAGTTTCAAACCGACCATCGGAAAGACAAAACCGATCATCGGTTTCAATCGCCTTCCTGATCAGCTCGGCCCTCGGGCGCATCGCTTCGTTGGAATCTATGGACAGGTAGATCATTCGACCTCCTCAACGTCCATCATGCCATGTGCGCTGCAGCCGTCCGGCATCGGGAAGCCCACTACCCGCAAGTCGTTGAAATACCGCTCCGCGTCGATCAGAGAGAGGTTGCTTACGTCTATCTCGATGTAAATGGTAGACGGGAGGAAGGTGGGGGGAGTCATGCCCCCACCTCGTTCGCTGGATCCAGCCCCAGCTCGTTCTCATCATACAGGCCCGCAAAGTCTTCAGAGAAGGCCTCACGAAGCACTGTCGAGCCAGCACATTTCCGGATCATGTGACCGGGACCGGGCTGGGAGTTCCAGAACTTGCTTTCTTTCTTGAAGCCGCTTAGAGGGATCTCCGCCCGGAAGGGCACCTTGATGCTTTTCCTTTTGACCTCCGCCCAACCACCCAGCAAGGACTCTCCCGGATAGGCGTAGTACCGCTCGACGTTGGCCACCTCTTCGCCTTTTTGGACGGTTACACCCGCCTTGAAATATTCGAAATCCGGATGGGTCATGGCCTTCTTCATGAAGAAGTCCTTTGAGACGATGATCTCCAGTTTGGGGTTGGCCCCCCCATACTTCACAAAGAAGCAGTCTCTCTTGAAGGGATTCAGGCCCCGTATGGCGCATACCTCAAGCGCAAAAGCGCATTCCTCGTCCGTGGCAGTCTCGCAGAAATATTCCCGGACCTTCTCTAGGGTCAGAGTCGAGGATTCGCCATTTGGCAGAATTTGGCCGTTTCTCTGCATGGCCTTGGTGTTCGCAGGTCTGGCGGGGAGATTGGGCTTCTGTGGGGCTCTGGCGGGCTCCTCGGCTAAGTCCATCAGGATCTCGATCAGGCTATCCAGGATCTCCGCATTGGAGCAGGAGGGCTTCCCATCCAGGAGGGTGATGACCACATCTCCGGGCATCAGGCAGAAGCCTTTCTCGTTGCTGGATACGGTCAGCTCGTGGCGGGCCGCGTACTCCTTGACGGCTGCTCCTAGCTCGTCCATTGTGATTGTTCTGGCTGCCATTACTGCGCCCTCCTTCTTCTCTCTTCAATTACTTCGTCTGTATATCGCAGGCCTTCGCTGGCTCTCGCATTGGCTTCCATTTCGGCCTGATATTCTTCCTGAGCTGCTGCTTCCATTTCCCGCTCGTAAGCTTCCGCTTCCGCCGCTTCTTCGGCGCAAGAATATCTCTTCATGCTTTTTCCTCCGGCTCTGGATACATGTCTGCCATCGATTCCTCAATGAGCCGCTTCCGGGCTTCGCTGTTTTCTTTAAGGGTTGTCATTTTTCCTCCTTCCAAGGCAACACCCGAAGGGCATCGCCGTCTTCATCGATTCGCACGTACTGCCCCTTCAGCAGCCCGTGTTTGGTGGTCCACTCTTTGGGCAGGGTCAGAGTCAAGCTGCTTCCTTGCTCGATGAGTGGTCTAATAGGCTTCTCTATCATAGATTGTCCTATGGTACTCTACGTATAAATAGTTGTTGATGAAGGCCAATACCCGCATACCCGCAAGAAATCGATATCGGGTAACTGCGGGTATTGTTTTGACCTCCATAGCTCCTATAATTATTCTACCTTCTTTTATCTGGCGACCAGGAAAAACACACTCCAATACCCGCAATACTCTATTCTATATATTTACATTTCTCTGTTTTAGAGAAGAAATCAATATCAATAAAAAATAAGTATAGTAATATAATAACTAATAGAGTGCGGGTAACAATTGTTAATTTTGCGGGTATTGGGCATATCGAATACCCGCAAATTGAATTTTGTGGTTCTACTGATGTCGGTTGTATACCCGCAGATAGCAGCAGACGCATTTGCGGGTATATGGTTTTTACGACACAAAAAGAAAAAAAAAGTCTAAAGAGTTGAATTTTTTGCTTCTACGATTTTCCAACGTTTGACTTTGTTATGTTTATCTTCGCTTTGTTCCAATTTCAGACCGTTTGGATATATGACGTTTAGCCTTTTCCTCAGAATCTTTGATAATATTTTGGCATTGCCCGGAGCACGAAACTTAATTTTTTGCGCTATTTCGGTGGTGGCGTTCTTGCCTATCGCAGAATAAGGATTCTCGATGTCCGTGACAATGTCGGATGCCAACATCTCATGTTCCCCGTGTTCTGCGTGCCACGCATCAAAAAAACTTTGCCATTCATCACTGGAACTATCCATGTCCTCGTACAGTTTCGACAGATTGCCCAGAAATCCCGTTACGCCCGCGAAATCCAGGATACCACCTACCACCTGTACCCAATCTTCGAAGCCACCGATGACCAGCTTGCACCCACCGGGACGACCAGCTATAGCCCATGCTCGGGCCATGGTAAGCAGTGATGCTAGCAGTTCGCCACGATGCTCTTCAACCCATGCATTGAGTTCCGGGTGCCTGAATTTGGCCGTATCCCTTTCCCATGGTCGGGCCATCTTAGCATCCATTTGGATGAGGTATGACCGACGAGGAAGATCTCCACCAAGCACGATACTGTTTCCGGTAGCATACCAACAAGCGCGTTGAGGATACTCTATGGCATCTGTTTTTCCCAGGGTCCGATCTTTCCAGATTGATGATGTCAGAGCCCTTGATAGTGTGCTGGCGTTGAGATCCGAGTCGATATTATCTATGCAAATTATATGGGTGCCGTCGCGTAGCAAGCCTGTTATTAGTTTGCGCCACTCGTCCTCGTTTTCTGGTGGGCTAAGTGCGGCCATTGTTTTTCCAGTTGCTATGATAGATATGAGTTCAAGAATTTTGGTCGCGCCTGTTCCGGGCGCTGGTTTATCTATCAACGCGATTGGTACCTGCCCTCTTATCATGGGTCGCACTATCGTGGTAAGAAAGGCCGCCATCGCGTTGGTTTTCGCCGTATGATCTAAAAACGGAAAATCGCCCAGAACTTCATCCATGAAGAAATTTGCAGCGCGTTTTGCGTCTTCTTGGCTTGGGTACTCCGGTATCTCCGGTATAAGCAATTTTTCGGATGGTGAATAATAAAGGCACGTCTCATCGTCATATCCAATCGAGCACAGAATACTGCCGTCCTCGCGGACCACCGGCGCACTGATCAACCCCCGGATAACCGGCACCTTCCAAGACCCCAACGCCAGCAAACCTTTGGATATGTCGAGTGGTGGATGGCATAAGGTAGGAACTTCTTCATCGTTTATTATTTTTATTCGTTGGTATTTTGCCGCCCGGCTCATCTCGTTCCTCATGGCATGGTCGGTGTAATCTTCAATTTTGTATTGATCCAAGTCGACCATTTTTATGCGGCACAAAGTTCCGCCCCGCTGGAATATGACGGGAGGATCATTGAAATCGTAAAGAGTTTGCTCTACATTCTCAACAAGTTTGATCAGGTCCGGCACAAGTGTTATAATTGGTCTCTTCCTTTTCCCGTACATGCCAGGCCATTTGAAACACCCTTTATCCGGCTTGCATACTCCAAGCCCTTTGAGCCCAAGATGAGGATATCCAGTGCCGTCTGTCTGGATGGTTTTGCACGACGGGCACGATATCTTACCGAAACAGCTCTCAAATACGTGCCTGGCATTGCTCAGGCCATTACGTTTTGATATTTTTTTTACGACTTCCCATGCATCGTCTTCTTGCCATCCCATCTGGTATAAGAATGATGACAGAAGTCCACTGAACCGGGTTCTGCCCGCACCATGATTCTCATTTTCAATAATGTGGAGCATGCACGGCGGAAAAACTTCGAATCCTTCTTTGCCCGGCGCGCGGTACACTTCGCGGAAGCTTGCCTTTCTCTTCTTCTCATCGGGTTCCGGGTATTGGTCTAGAAGTTTGAACAGCGGGGTCCTTTCTTCTGGATCATAGCTTGAATACCAAGCAGCCGCTTGTTTCAGTATGTCATTTCCAAGCGGCAATGATGCCACCGTCAAATCAATTTTTATGGCATCGCGATCAAGAGGCACCACCGCATACGGCAGTCGCTTATGTATAGATAATATGCTTTTGAATACGCGCTTTGCGTTATTCAGAGAATCGAACTTTACTTTTTGCCCATCTTCCGGAAAATTTCTTTTAAACTCTTCTTCGGTTTCGGTTATGAACCGGTTGAACCTGTCGGTTATGATCTCATAAAACTCAACCCGGTCTTTTCCTTGACAATCATCTCCAGGTCTGCATATCGAGTGGTGGATCTCTACATAAATTCCACCTCCGCTGAATAGCACCCAAACGCTTCGGTGGATACCAGCATCCTCCAACTTCCGGACCAAGAATGCCGCCGCGTGGTTCAAGGCTTCTTGCGCTTCTTCTATCTTGAACATACCAGTTTTATCTATGTCAACCCCAAGAGTGTATCCAATGGTTTCCGCCGGAGTGCCCAATGGATTTTCGCTTGTGATATCCTTCTTCAAGGGGGACTTGCTTTTGAGATCCTTTTTAAAAACATTCAGCGTCGAATATAGAACCCGGTGGTTGTTGGTCACATATTCATAATCATCTTGTGAATTTAACAACCGTATGCGGTTATCATCAAGATACTTGTACCATACTACAAAATCGCCGTTTAGCGCCCTCCAAGACCCATCAACGAAAGATGTGTTCTTTAAAATAATATTCTTGACCTCTTCGCGTCGATAGTGCTCGACGGTTAAATCGGTCGAGGTCTTCATGCTTAGATGCCCCGGATATATTGGGTTTTCGCGAGTTTGGCCTGGATCATGGGCGAGATATCGTTGGGGCTATTCAAGAGTCCGGATAAAAGAAAGCCCATCCCCCTCGACCATATCCAACCATGGCTCCGAACCTCATTATCACAGAACCGCCACAAAGTTCTTAGTGCCATGTGCGTATAGCGATATTCGTTTAGAGGGATTTGCCCCCGTTGCGCCGCATAATTCTTACCTTCCGATCGGGGCACAAACTTCTTTTCAAACGCAAACAGCTTTCCCATGGGGGAGCATTCAGTCGCCAATACATAGCATACCGGATTTAATTTTTCCCCATCATACGAAAATTCAAGATCTCCGGTAGCATATCGCAGCAATTGGCCCATACCATCTATTACATTGGCCATGCTCGTCGCGCTTTTGACCTCAACGGCTATATCACCGCGTGGTGAATGAATGATAAGATCTGGTCTTTCCGCCCGGTTGCACTCAAAAACGGGCTTGCCAAATGCGTTTTTCTTCTCCCACAACACGGTGGTATTGGGAGACTCGATCCATTGGGCCAAAGCGAATTTGGCATTCTCTTCTTGTGTTTTAGTGACCATCCGGAACACCAAAATACCGTGATCGTATATGCTTAAATATGTTTCGGTGTGGCGCGCCTAGATAACAATTGTTATCCGCGCGCGCCAAAAAGAAGGGTAGCCCACGCTACCACCACCGGACACCGTTATGCAGCTGCCAGGCCAATGGCCAATCGAAATAGATATATAGCCGCCCGTCCCTGGATAGGCCGCAGAACACGCTCCTCATCTTATCCCACGAGCATGTCATCCTTCCGCCTCCATGAACTCCACCGGCTTGTCTAAGGCCCGGGCGATCTCGATTTCTGCTTGAACTCCCTTAGAGCTTTTCCATCCGGTTAGCATCAGAACTATCACTTTTTCGCATAGCCTGATATAGAACTCATCGACCGACTGCCAGTAAGCCCAATCTAAAGGAAGATCTCCATCCACGGCAATAGGATGAGTATGAGATAGGGGGGAATAGACGATATACCCCTCCCTCATAAGCTTAGCAGCCGCCCGGTTTGCGTGCCTGAACCTGTATTCCCTCACATCTTTGTTCGGATGAGAATAAGGGCAAGCCAGATAGATCATATCCCCTCCTCCGCCCACCTATCGAGCCTGGCCGGCACCGCCGCGACGCGCTTTCTGGCTATATCGCAGTACTCCCCACTGATATCTATTCCCAGGAAATGCCTCTGGTGGTACTTCGCCATCTTGCATGTGGTTCCTGATCCACACATGGGATCTAGGATGATGTCACCGGGATTGGACCAGGAGAGAATGTGATCGGCGGCCAGTTGTTCGGGGAAGATGGCGGGATGGTCGAATGCGATGCGATCGGTTGTGGTTGAATTATTTCCGACGTTATATGTCCAAACATTCGTCCTTTTCCCAAATTCCTTTCTTTCAATTAAACGAAATCCTTTTTTATCGCCGTTTGGTTTTCTACGTCCCTGTCGTTCAATCTTAATGCGTGGCGGTACTACATTGCGCCTATCTTCAATGCAGTTTGTGCTTTTTGGTCGGTCCTTTGATAAGATGAACATAAATTCGAAAGACTGAATATATCCTCGCATATCACCATTCGCGCCACCGCCTGCCTTTTGATAGATCATCGTATCATGCAACTTAAATCCAATCTCCTTAAAATACAAAGCCTGCCTGAAACTGGTGCCCGTCTCCGATCCATCTATGGTAGCATCCCCGACCACCCAGACCACAACTCCACCTGATTTGGTGATCCGGAAAAGCTGTTGGGCAATGCCTTCGAAGTCGAAGACATACCCATTATATTTTCTTAAATTGTCGTATGGAGGGCTGGTCACGGTGAGATCTATACACCCATCCGGCAGCTTCTTCATCTCCTCCAGGCAGTCCCCGCAGATGATGGTGTCTGTTGGCGTGGTTCCGGTCATGTCCTATGCTCCTCCTCTTCCACCACGGGGCCGCCCGTGCTCGTATTTCTTGGCGGGCCTCCAGTCGGTGCAGCCTTCGCCGTTCTCTACCATGTAGGTATATGAGCAGCCAGCCGGGTGCATATTCCAGTAGCACTGCCCACATTTCGCAGTCATTCCCATCCCCTCTCCGCAAAATCGGTGAACCGCTCATAGACATGCAGCCGGCCCAAATTGTAGATCTCTTGTGGGCTCAGACCTAGATCCAGACACATCATAGCAGCCTGAACAAAGATATCTCCGATAGCAAGCTTGAGATCTGCCCGGTGGGCATTCGCTTCTGCCGGGAATCGCTCGATATAGCTCGCTAGCTTGGCCGCCTGAGCCGCGTTCTCGGTCAGATAGATCGCCCTATCTTTCAGGTCTAAGCCATCTTTCTCAACAGCATGCAAAAAGCGTATGTGGGGGCCGTTCATGCACAATCCCTCAGAGCCCGGACGTTCTGATGAGCGATCGCCAGCCGCCCTTCTAAGTCCTCTATGATCTCTAGCTCCATCGCGAGGGCCTGATCAACCGGAATCAGCGTCGGGGCCACATCCTCATCCCGCCTGGCGTGGAGTGGATGTGTCCGGACGACGAATGCCCTCCTGGCAGTCACGCAATCTCTGCAGCAGCATTGGACATGAGGCGTGATCACAGTCCCGCCTCCGCCTGATATCTCCGGATCAGCTTGCCAGCATGGGTACCGCTGATACCGAACGCCCGGCCTATGGCGCTGTTCAGATAGCCCTCTTGGTGCATCGCCAGGAGCTTTGGATAGTCCTCTGGTTGGACGACCGCTTTCGATGCCTTGCCCGGCTCCCGGCCTTGTCGGAGGTCTTCGTGCTTGCGTATCTTGGTAGGCCGGTACTTGTGGGAAGCGCCCATCTACTCAGCCTCCTTCAGCATGGCTTGGAGGACAGTAACCTCCTC